TTCTTCTGTCTGGAACATTTAGAACAGCAGATAGACCTGGCGTTGACCAGCAATTTGAAGATGATGGGTTTGGAAAATTAAAAACCTTCTATAATACAGGAACAAGGAAGGTTTATACTAATACTAATGCTGGTACAGTTAATTATGATACTGGAGAGATCAAGTTTGGTCCCATTAACATAATTGGTGCAGGAACAAATGTAAGTCTAACAGCAGTTACTATCACTGATGCTACAACTGGTGCTGGTTCTGTTAGTGATTCTTCATTACTTCCTACTGGATTACAAATACCTACTCAGTTCATCCCTGCTAACTCTAATAGTATACCTGCTTCTACTCCAGGCACTATTATTAATATCGTATCTCCTGAAATAACAGTTGCTGCAGTTGGAACGACTCCACCTCCTACTATACCACTAAATAGTTTGACACCAACGATCTTCGATCAAACACCAACTACGGTGACAGTCGTAAGCACGTCAGGTACAACGCTAAACACATCATCTTGTCTGTAAAATAGATGACGAATATTAATAAGGTATCACAGGCGGTTGTCTCGCAGACACCCGACTTTATTGAGCAGGATTATCCCCTCTTTAACAAATTTCTTGAGTATTACTACTTGTCTCAGGAAAAAACAGGGATGGGTCAGAATATCCTTAATAATTTCCTAGGTTATCTTGATATTGATAAGTTAGACATTGGAATTCTTGATGGTGCGACTAAGGTAGTAGAAGATATAACTGCAACGAGTGATACAATAATTGTAGAGAGTGTTGATAAGTTTCTTGATACAAATGGATCTATTCTCATCGGCGATGAGGTAATTTACTATGAATCTGTCACTGCTGCTCCTAATATTGCCCTAAGTCCTGGTATTTCTTACGATCAGGTAAAATTAAAGTGGACTAACCTTGCAAGTCCTCTATTGAGCTTTGATGGGTCAACAAGAACCTTCCCATTAACCTCTCAGGATAATCCTATTGCGGCTCCTTCCGCACAGCATTTAATTGTAAGTAATTACGGTAAAGTTCTTATACCTGGAATTGATTATACGGTAAGTAGCACAAATATCGTATTTACAACTGCTCCTAGAACAAGACTTCCTGCTGATGATTCTTCATCAACTTATATTACCTATTTGAATGGTTTTAACGAGAATACAATCGTTGCTTTAGACAATCTTTCAAATGGTTTCGGTGAACAGAAGAGACAGTTCACTATTACTAAGGGTGGAACGAGATATGAACCTGTTGTAGACGAATATGTCCTTGCAGTCTATGATAACCGTCTTTTAGTCCCTAAAGTAGACTTTTTCATTGATGGTGATCAATTTATCTTCCTAACAGCACCTTTGAATGGAAGATTCTTGTCATTGTACGCTATTGAGGCACCAATTCCTTCATTTGGAT